AGAAGGCGCCGCCCAATCGTCCTTTCTAAAAATCCCGACATTTTGCCAACCGCCACGGACAAAACACCTAATGCCTCAATGGCCTGCGGATCGTGTTGAACGTCGGGCGCTCGGCTCGCTGGTGCCTTATGCGCAGAACGCGCGCACGCACAGCGACGAGCAGGTCGCGCAGATCGCCGCGAGCATGCGCGAGTGGGGTTGGACCAATCCGGTTTTGGTCGACGAGGTTGGCCGCATCATTTGCGGGCATGGCCGGGTGTTGGCGGCGAGACAGCTCGGCTTGACCGAGGTTCCGGTGATGGTCGCGGTAGGTTGGACCGATGCGCAAAAGCGCGCGTATGTCCTGACCGACAACCAGTTGCCGTTGAACGCCGGCTGGGACATGGACCGGCTGGGCAGCGAGGTGAAGGGCCTGGCCGAGTGGGGATTCGATACCACGCTGCTGGGCTTCCCGAACCTGGACGCGCTCATGGGCGCGCCGGACAACGGGCTGGCAGCCGACGTCGACGATATACCGGAACCGCCGGCGGCGGTTGTTACGCGCGCCGGCGATCTGTGGCAGCTCGGGCCGCATCGGATCCTATGTGGCGACTGTCGCGATCCGGCGACGGTGGCGCGGGCGCTCGCCGGGCGGCGCATCAATGTCGGGTTTACCTCGCCGCCCTATGCGATGCAGCGCGAATACGACGCCAGCTCGGGCTTTGAGCCGATACCGCCCGACGACTATGTGGCGTGGTTTGCGCCGGTCGCCAGCAATGTCGCGGCACACCTGGCCGACGATGGATCATGGTTTGTCAACATCAAGCCGGCCGGGCGCGGCCTCGACACCGAGCTTTACGTGATCGACCTCGTGCTGGCGCATGCGCGGCAGTGGGGCTGGCACTTTGCCACCGAGTTCTGCTGGGAGCGCACCGGCGTGCCGAAGGCGGTCACGCAGCGTTTCAAGAACCAGTTTGAGCCGGTGTACCAGTTCGTGCGCAACCGCTGGAAAATGCGGCCGGATGCGGTGCGCCATGCCAGTGATAATGTGCCGATCGCGGGCGGGCCGGGTGTTGGGCAAACCAACTGGGCCAATGCGCAGGGCGGCAATGGTCCGATGTTTGGCGCTGCGAAGAGGCGCAAGCATGGCACGTCAACCCTCATGAGTGACACGCAAGGCACAAACACTGCGCCCGGCGAATACATCGGGCCTGGCCTTGCCTATCCCGGCAACCGGCTACCGACCTTCACCTCGAGCCATGAGGCGACCGGCCACACCGCAGCTTTTCCGGTCGGCCTGCCGGCATTTTTCTCGCGAGCCTATGGCGACGATGGGGATCTGATCTTTGATCCGTTTTGCGGATCAGGATCGACCATCATCGCCGCAGCCGCGACCAATCGCATCGGGGCCGGAATCGATATCGCGCCGCCCTACATCGATATCACTGTTGCGCGTTATCGCCGGTTGTATCCCGACCACGCCGTGGTCCTGGCCGACGACGGACGCAGCTACGACTCGGTTGCCGCCGAGCGGTTGAAGGACGCAGCCTGATGGCGGAAAAGCGTGGGCGCACAAGCAGGGCCGAGACGGCCACCGCCGTCGTGATCGACGGAGGTTTTGGCCAACGGCCCGAACCGCCGGCCGAGCTCACCGACAAGCAGGTCGAGATCTGGCGGCTGGTGGTGGCGAGTGAGCCGCAGGGTTATTTCGCGACCGAGGCGCAGCGCGGTTTGCTGGCGGATTATTGCCGGCACCGTGAGTCCGCGAACATGGTCTCGGCGGTGATCGAGTCGTTCAAGGGCGAGTGGCTCAAGAACGCCGAGGGCGCTAGGCGCTACAAGGACCTACTGAAGATGCGCGAAATCGAGACGCGCGCTACCACCGGCCTGGCGCGATCGCTGCGGCTCACCAATCAGTCGCGCTACCGGCCGGACAAGGCCGAGACGCTGGCGCGCAATGCGGCGATAGGCCCGCGGCCGTGGGACGAGTAAAAAAGCTTTCGCGCGGCGACGAGAACATTCGCTGGATCGAAAGGCACTGCCGCCTGCCCGAAGGGCCGAACGTCGGCAAGAAGGTCAAGCTGCAGGAATGGCAGCGCGACATCATCCGCAGGATTTACAACAACCGGGTGCCGACGCGCCGCGCGCTGGTGTCGTTCGGCCGCAAGAACGCCAAGACCACGCTGGCGGCGTTCCTGCTGTTGCTGCATCTGTGCGGGCGCGAGAAGCGGTTTAACTCGCAGCTGTTCTCGACGGCGCAGTCCAAGGAACAGGCCGGTGTGCTGTTCGATCTCGCGGCGAAGATCGTGCGCATGTCGGCGGAGTTGCGCAGCGTGGTGGTGGTGCGCGACACCTACAAGCAACTGTTTTGTCCTGAGCTCGGCACGCTGTATCGCGCGCTCTCGGCCGAGGTAAAGACCTCTTACGGTCTTTCGCCGGTATTCGTCGTTCACGATGAACTTGGACAATGCAAAGGCAACCGCAGCGAGCTGTACGAGGCGCTAGAGACGGCAACCGGCGTGCAGCAGAATCCGCTTTCGATTGTGATCAGCACGCAGGCGCGAACCGACGCCGATCTGCTGTCGGTGCTGATCGACGACGCGCTCGCCGGCTACGATCCGCGCACCGTGGTCGCGCAGTACCGCAACCTGGTGCTGAACCAGCGGGTCGAGGCGAGCTCGCCGTTCGTGTCGCGCTCGCTATGGCAGACGTGCAACGCCGCGCCATTGCCGATCGAAGGCGTCCCGGTCTATGGCGGCCTCGATCTGTCCGAGGTGAAAGACCTGACGGCGCTGGTGCTGGTCGGCAATGTAGACGGCGTCTGGCATGTGCATCCGACGTTCTGGCTGCCGGCCGATGGCCTGGCCGACAAGGCGCGGACCGATCGGGTGCCTTACGACCAATGGCAGCGCCAAGGCGCGCTGATCGCGGCGCCGGGCAAGTCGATCGATTACGAATACGTGTCGATGTGGCTGCGCGAAATATTCGAGCGTTACACGGTCGCGAAGATCGCCTTCGATCGATGGAATTTTAAACACCTGAAGCCGTGGCTGTTGCGGGCCGGCTTCACCGAGCAAGAGATCGAGGCTCAATTCGTCGAATTCGGCCAGGGCTTTCAATCGATGTCGCCGGCGCTGCGCGAGCTCGAGGCCGAGATACTCAACGGCCGCCTGGCGCACGGCGATCATCCGGTGCTGTCGATGTGCGCCGGCAATGCGGTGCTGCAGACCGATCCGAGCGGCAACCGCAAACTGACCAAGGCGAAGAGCTCGGGCCGCATCGACGGCATGGTGGCGCTGACCATGGCGATCGGGGCTGCGGCGGCCGAGGCCACGGTGGAAATCGACGTGCGTGCGATGATCGGCTGACATGCTCACGATCGTTCCGATCACTTGGAGGCGGGCGCGGGCGTTCTGCGAGGCGGTTCACCGCCACCACAGCGCACCGCAAGGACATAAGTTTGCGCTTGGCGTGGTCGACGAGGCTGGCGAGTTGCGCGGTGTTGCGATTTGCGGGCGGCCGATCGCGCGCGGATTCGATGACGGGCTGACGATCGAGGTTAACCGCACGGCAACCGATGGCTGCCGCAACGCCAACAGTATGCTTTATGGCGCCTGCTGGCGCGTCGCGGCGGCGATGGGTTATCGCCGGATCATCACCTACACGCAGGAAGGCGAGACCGGCGCGAGCCTATCGGCCGCCGGATATCGGCTAGTGCGCGATTTGCCGGCGCGCGGCAACTGGGCGGCGGCGAGCGTTGCGTTGCGGCACATGCGCGATCCGGTTGGCATGGGCGGCATACAGCGGACGCTTTGGGAGCGGTCAGCCGCCATTCCTGGGCATGTTACTGAAAGGACTCCGCCATGACCGTGATCCGCAAAACGACGGTAGCCGCCGGCGATGGCCTGTCCTATGTCATGTCCGACGACACCGTCGATCGCATGGGCGACGTGATCAATCCGGACGGCTGGGAGCTCGATCACTTCAAGGGCACCAATCCGGTTGCGCTGTTCAATCACAACAGCAATTTTCCTATCGGCCAATGGACCGATGTCCGCGTCGAGAAAAACCGGCTGATTGGCAAGCTGAAACTTGCCGAGCGTGGCACCTCCGACCGGATCAACGAGATCATCTCGCTGGTCAGGCAAGGTGTGTTGCGCGCGGTTTCGGTGGGCTTCCAGCCGATCGAGTCCGAGCCGCTGAAGGACAACAGTGGCACCTACTACAAGCGGAATGATCTGCTTGAGTGCAGCCTGGTTTCTGTACCGGCAAACCCGTCAGCGGTTCAACTGGCCAAGAGTCTCAATACCTCCGACGAAGTGATCGATCTCGTGTTTGGCGAGCACGCCAGCAGGCGCGGGCCGGTCACGCGTGGAGTTCATGGCGAGCACGCCGAGGCTGATACGTCCAAGCGAAAGCAAACCAAAATGACGCCTCTGAGCAAGCGCATCGAGGATGCGCAGACGCAACTGTCCGCAACCAAGGATCAGTTGGAAGAGCACATTACGACCTACGACGAGTCGGTCGCCGACGACAAACACATCACCATCACCGAGGAATTGAACGCCAAGCTCAAGACCCAGCAGCGCAACCTCGATTCACTGCTCGATTACGAGAAGCAGATCGCCGCCTCGACCGCGGTCGTCAAAAGCGATGACAGCGTGGTGGTCGCGCGCCGGCCATTTGCGACAGCAGCAGCGGCACCGGACAAGGTTCGCGACGGCGAGCACTACATGCGAATCATGATCGCCACGATGATCGCGCGCGCTCGCGGCTGGCGCGGCTTTGGGCTTGATTCGCCCGAGCCGTTTTTCCGCGCGCTCACCGAACGGTTCGGCGAGGACGGCAAGGTCGATCCCAAGACCAAGGCAGTCGCCGAATTGACGTTGCGCGGCGAGCACGAAAACCCGCTCGAAGTGTTGAACCGGGTGTTCAATGGCGGCGTGCAGCGCACCGCGACCACGCCGGCGAGCACCGGCACACCGGCCTGGGCCGGCTACCTGGTCACGACCGGCTACCAGGATTTTCTGCAGATGCTGCTCCCGGCCAGCGTGTTCCCTGGCCTGGCGTCTCGCTCCATGCGGATGACGTTTGGCCGCAACGGCATCTTGAGCCTGCCGTCGCGGGTGTCGACGCCGACCATCGCCGGCGCGTTCGTCGCCGAAGGTGCGGCTATCCCGGTGAAGCAGGGTGCCTACACAGCGCAGACGTTCCTGCCGAAAAAGATGGGCGTGATCTCGGCGTTCACGCGCGAGATCGCAGAACACTCGACGCCTGCCATTACTGAGCTGATCAAATTGGCAATGCAGGAAGACACCTCGGTGTCGCTTGACGCCGTGTTGCTCGATAACGTCGCGGCGACTGCGATCCGGCCGGCCGGCATCCGCGCCGGTGTCGCCGGTCTCACGCCAACCGCCGGCGGCGGCTTTGCAGCGCTGATCGGCGATATCAAGCAACTGACCGCGGCGCTGATGACCGGATCGAATGGGAACATTCGGACGCCGGTCTGGCTGATGAACCCGTCGCAGGCGCTGTCTATCCAACTGACACAGAATGCCGGCGGCGATTTCCCGTTTGCCGCCGAGATCAACGGCAACCGATTCACCGGCTACCCGGTGATCGTGTCGGGCAACGTCCCGGCGACAATGGTGATCCTGCTCGACGCCGCCGACTTTGCGGTGATCGAGGGCGGCGCGCCGCGGTTCGATGTGTCGGACCAGGCGGTGCTGCACTTCGAGGACACCGCGCCGCTGCAGATCGCCAGCGGTGCGCAAGGCTCTGGTGTGCTCGCGACACCGACACGTTCGCTGTGGCAGACCGACTCCATGGCGATCCGCATGATCCTCGATGTGAATTGGGGATTCATCCGCACCGGCACGATTGCCTGGGCGACGGGCGTCACCTGGTAACAACCGGGCCGTCCCGGTTGTTCTCCTTCGTTTAACGGACAATCAACAGGAGTCACGACTATGGCTGACGAAAAAACCCCAGCGCTGCCGACGCATGCTGCACAGCCGACGCCTGAGCAGCTCAGGCAACAGGCCCAAGCAACACGCGCCGCGGCCGAAGCACATCAGCGCACCGCAACCGAGGGCGTCGACGCTCGCGCGGCGCTGGTGAGCAAGAGCAACGCGGAATTTTACGAGCAAGAGGCCGCCGGCAAGCCGACGCCGACGCAGCATCAAAGCGATCTCGCCAAGGTCGGCGCGCTCGATATTGATGCCAAAGAGGATGACGGCTCGGGGCCGCAAATGGTGCCGGTGACGATCCGAGTGCCTGAAGGCGGGCAGCATAGCGAACCGTACAAGCGCAAGACCAAATAGCAAATGGGTCTAACCCTCGGCGGCTTTCACCGCCGAGGGGCCAATACTTTAACTTCGCCTCTTGTTGTTGTTCTGTTCAACTGAGGTTGCCCATCGGCAATTTTTGGGAGCGTAGATACCATTGCTATTGATGCGGTCGATTGAATGTTTGAGGGTCGGCTTTGGTCCCATGTCGGCGAGAAAATGCTCGAAGGATTTCCATTTCTTGCAAACGCGAATACCTCGGCCTCCATAATACTTGTATTTGTTGTCATTCTTATTTGAACAACGGCGGTGCATTGCCTGCCATGAGCGATATTCTGCCGACGGCCGATAACGCGCGGCGTGTCCGTGTTTTGTCGAACGTTGAACAATAGAGGCTGTCGCGCGCTCCCTCTGTAGACAGCCGCAAGAACGCGACTCTCCAGCACGCAAGCTGGTGCCGCGAGAAATTGTTTTAGCTCCGCACTCGCATAGGCACTTCCATCTAGTTCCCCCGTTCCCGCTCTTGCGACTTGGAGCGAGCGAAATAACCGTCAGGCGACCAAATGTCTGTCCAATCATCTCATGAGCCAGCAATGCGCGACGTTTGCGCCAACCGTTACGATAGCTTGCGGCGGTATTCGGGTGGCGGTGATATTTTGGCCTC